TAGGCATTCTACTCTAACTCTGTCAAGTTAGTTCGAAAGCAAAATGGAGCTTGCACCATTATGAAATAAGTAAGTAATTGTAATGAATTGTAGACAGTACCCGTTCACCGGGGTTACAACATGAACATAGAAGCTATGCTCATAACTGAATCAGCCGCTTCGGCTATGTTTGAGATCGTGTCCAAGACGTGAGAGTCGTTGGCAGCCGCGAAAGGCATCTTAGATACCGCTTGCAACGCCAAATCTACTGCTTGCTCAGGGACGTTTGGGGAACACAATGGAGCCCAAGAATCAGAGGTGAAGTAAGCTACTCTGAAGAAATCCTTGGTAGTCCAAGAATGGCCATCTGCATCAGTGCCAGCGTCGATGTTAATCACCTTAGTGACACCTCTCGGGAATATCGGAACAAATGAATCCCATATCTGGCCATTTTTAATGTCGAAATCGGTCTTGAGGACTAATTCGCCTGACTGAGTTAAAGGAACGAAACCAATCTGTCCACTCTTAGCTTGGAGGAGCTCTTCAGTACTACCCATACGACCCAACGCAGCAATTCTTTCGTACGAGGTGATCTGCCACCAGTAATCCCCAGTCGGGATCAACGCAGTCACGATGGACCCTTGGGCTTCAATGTCTGGAGAAGTGTTCATCTGCCAATCTCTGACGGTGTGAGTGCAATAACTGTCAATAGTCAGTATTTTGGCGAATAAATTGGGCATCACGTCAAAAGTGGTGACCATCTTCCCGCTGCAGTGGACACCAATATTCATAACGATTCCGCTGCCGAATTCATCGCCGGCTCCTAACCTCTTGTGAGTGAGCTTACCCCTGACGGCCTTTGCGGTCAGGGTTTTGGACGATTTCTTTCCAGTGTCTGCAATGACGGCAAAGGTAATTTTATACCAGCCGCTCTCAGGGACTGCAATGCTGGTTGTGCTATCAGGTGTTAGTCCAGCTTCCGCTATGGGTATCATGTTGTTGGCTTTCGCATCCAGCAACCACAGCGTGTAAGTCAAAGTGAAACCAGATGCGACTGCCCCGAGTGCGACGACGTACTCCATTCCTTGGTCCAGATAGTAAAAATGCCCATCGGTCAAATCCCTAGTCCTCTTGGCAGGACAAAATTCTCCCCAGCCCCGCAAAGGATTGGCAGAGAAATCTGGATTTGGCGCAGCGTACGGCATGGGCACCTCAACGTCCACATTCGTTTCCTCAAACCACACAGTGCAATCGGTGTAGGGCAGATTGAATTGTTCAGCCGTGATGTCGCCACCTTCATCTAGGACGACTCCAAGGGTTGCAAAACCGTAGTCCATCGTTCCGCCGGAATAATCCTGACCAACTCTGACCATTCCCGGTTCCGTGGTGTAAGCCAACCATGTCTGGCCAGCCGGACACACGGGATTAGAAGCGGCTTCCTCGTTGAAGGATAGTCTCTTACTGGCATGAAGCTCGGCTTTAACGACTCCGGGTTCGTTCCCTCCGGTTGGCAACACGATCGAGCTCATGTCTTCAGTAGTCAAGTAACGCATGATTTCTTTGACTTGCTCTTCAGCGGCCCCCTTGGTTGGTTTCGCGGCCCGGGGCTTGTTAACTCTTGCTCGTCTTTGCTTCTGCTGTTTTTGCTTCCTCGTAGAGGTTCCGTTTGTTGAAGCAGCATGCCTCTGATCCTTCTTCTCGTTGTCCTTCTGCTTCTTCTGGCGTTTGCCGTTCAAGATCCGCTCTACTTTTTTAACCTGCTTGGTTGACGGATTCTTCGACTTGATAATGACCTCCTGCTTGTTAGACATAATAACGCCACCGCATAGGTAATCAACGGCAGTGTACGTTTTCAAGTTGGAAGATAAATCGACCTGAGTCATAAGCAGAAAGTCTTCCAAAGATTGAATTAAATTCTCTATTTCTGCGGGTTCACAATTGAACCAGGCTGCAAGATCTATTGAAGCAGTCAAATAATCGTGTCGGTAAGGTGTCATCATATCATTTACCGCCTGCCAATAATCACGATAAGCGCTCACTGAGTGGACTTCTTGGGTGAAATTTCTGCCCATGATTTTCCATGTCAGCGTCAACGGATTATAGTAATAACCGTTCCTTGAAAAGATATGATTCAGAAATTCGAAGACCCCATTGGATCGCAGAATTTTCAAAGTATTCGAATACGCTAACCCAATTGTGTTGAGATTCCACACTTTTGGGCTCAAGGTTTGATCGACCGAGTCATCCCCAGAAATGGCTATCCACTTGATTTGGTCTACGAAACCGGTGGTGTACGGGCCAGTCAAGCCAGCCACCACAAAGTTAACGCAAACCTTCAGCACATTCCAAAGCCAAGTGGGCGGTGAGCCTGAGGCTAGGGATTGTGTCAGATAAAACCTCAGAACTTCCGCAAACACCGGAACTTTGTGAAGTAAATCATTGACCTTTGTGACTTCACCCAGCACTCTTGCAATCAGATCAACAATTCGTTCAATAATGTCATTACTATTAGCGTTATGACTGGCATCCATTTGTGACACATCCATCATGTTGAAATCCAATGACCAATCCACGAATGCGAGTGCACTGGCCCACACGTCAGCGGTCGTGAAACCATTACAGAACATAACATGAGGCTTCGTACATTCTTGCAAGATCTTGGTCAACATCCTAACGAAAGGGCCAAGGATAGCGTTGACTATTTTCTGGAAAGCAACAATTGGCTGACCAACCTTGGGCTTGCCGGGCAGGCCATTCTTCCCAGAAAATATCGCTTCGTAACCTTTCATCTTTACCTGGCTCTTCAGATGCTCATTCGCAGTATTAAGATATTGCTCCAGAGTCAGAGAGAGCTTGTCTGAATCTGACTGACTGAAATTGACTACACTGATGAACTCATTGCGGCACTCAGTCGCAAGCCCTTGTAAAACGTTAAATTCTTTCAAGGCACAAAGCTTGGAAGCATCAAGAAAACACTTGACGAAGCATCTGGCTATGGTATCGCCAGGTATGGGGAATCTCAGGCTTTTCGACTTAGAGCATTCCTCCACGCGTTCACAAACAGTCGCGATATTCTGAAGATGGGAAGAGACCCAGTTACGAATCCCAGCTGTATTTTCATCAAGCGCCATTATGGTCCTTTCCGAGCCCAAAACCAATTCGTAGTTTACGCTAACGTTGGCGGATCTAGAAGGCAGCACACAGGAGAGCAACGAAGCTTGGTCATGGAATTTGCAATAATCGACCAGATTTCTCCAGTTGCCTGGTGGGACACAAATCTTGCGCTGCAACCGGGTCGTCTTGACGATGGTGGGTTCTGGAACCACTGGGTTAGTGTAAATGTCAAATTCATGCTCTTTGGGCATGATGAGCGCACCACCTACCAACCGCCTGGAGACGCTCTTCGATGGAGCTAGGGCATCAAGACGATATTTGAAATCCTTGAAAACACTCACTTCAGAAACGATGATGACGTCACCCTCTGATCTCGTCAAGGCAACGAAAAGCTGTGAAAGGCTAGCAAACAGGTCTGAGACGGCTTTGAGGTTGGGCAAGTAGATTGCTACGACTGGTTCACTGAAGCCTTGGGCCTGCCGAATGGAAATCAATTTCTTCATGGCCTCCTTGTCGGTCCAACCCTTAAAGCTCGGTGTCACAATAAGGACATTTGATGACTTGAGCTCATCCAAATACCTAGGTGGAAGGTTGACAATTCGGTTCCTTTTCAGGAAAACTGGCTTAAGGTGGACTTGCTGATTAATCGCGTTGCAAATTCTGCTGGTGAGCATTCCAAAACGGAAAGTGAAATCATCGATGCACATGTCTTTGTGTTGAGCTGTGAATTGCGGAATGACCCGCTTGAAATCGAACTCATTGACATCGAAGTCTGGGGCATCTATCTTGTCGGGATCCACGCCGAGTTGTCTGGGGTCACCAGCGCCTATGAGGTTACATTTCATTACGTGCTGCAGAGCTAACAAGTAGGGTATGTCCCTGGTGAAACATTCGTCGACTATCACGTGCGTAACGCTCCCTTGAACAGCCGGGGTATACCCTTCCACTCTATCAGCACAGAATGCGGCTCCCATCGTTTTGACCCAGAGCCTTTTTGCGCCAAGCCTCCCGCGATCATAACAGCCAATCACCCTAGAAGATAAGGCCTTGCGAAACTCATCCGCCATCGGCCTGCTGCTAGCCACGTAAACGCACCCAGGATTTTGGGTCATGAAATTAAGTATTTCCGTGGTTTTCCTGCAACCAGGGCCAGCCAACATGAGGCCAACGAGAAATTTCGGCCAGGGGTCCCCGATTATCACACTCTTGGCTATTACTTTTGAGGCTTCCTTCGCTATTTCTTTCTCCCGATCAGTCATGGTCTCAGCATCTTTCTCTCGTGCAGCGGCTTTCGATGCAAGCTGTATGTATTCATGGAAGGGTTTCTTCATAAATACCCTGTAGTCGATCATCGTCTTGTACACCAAACGATCCGGTAACCTGCCAGGCATATAGGGGACACAATGATAGTAATCCGGATACTGCAAGATAGCAACAAAAGGTTTCTTTGAGTGGGCATCACCAAAACTAGGCAACGCGAACTTTTGGGGAGAATCAGATCCCGGCTCCAATGTTGAGGTTTGATCTTTGCCAATATATACGTCTATGCCTTGACAAACACGACGAATGATGTCCGCGGCTTGTTTAGCATTGAATTGCGGGGTCACGTATTTGTTGCACCCGATGGCGGCCAAGACTGAATCTCGGCCCATGGCTGTCAAGGCCTCGATTGCGGAAATGACACACCAACCATCGTCTGGAGTTTGAAGGGGGAAGTGAGTCAACAAGGTCGGGGCTATGGTTCCGAATCGGCTCACCAAACTCTTTAAGTCAAGGATAAAACGGCCCTCATGTTCCTCGGCACCCAATTGATAACTAGCTGAGTATGATTCTGATATTGGGACTACGACTCGGTTCGCCATCTTCAGCTGCTCCCTCCAAGGCCTGGTTATAAACCCGGTTTTGGTAACGTCCCCTTCAAGAACATAGGCAACCAACGCATTGGCACTGTTGAAAGTGAGGCGTTTACCACTATTGATATCATCCATTTGCTCAAAATTCGTGTAGTCCATTAGAACGTCGAACTTGTCCTCAGTCTCAGGATCCTTGTCCCGCCTAAACAACGGTTGTTCATCGGCCGAATCTGAGGCATCCAAATCCACTGCAGGAGATCTCTTGTGAATCGGTTTAGGAGGTATCGGAGGGGAAATTCTGGGGAGGATGTTTGGAACAGGTTTCGCCGGGGCGACCATTCGAATCGGCTTTGGTGGAATAGGCGGGGTTTCTCTTTTGTCTCTTTCATCTGAGAGCGGGGACTCATCATTGTTTGGGGTTTCCTCGGAGAATTCAAACTCAGAATAGAACCCATCGAATTCGCTATCGCTGTTCCTAGGCAAAGAAATCTCATCGAGCCCACTTCTGCTGTCGTCATCGCTATCGACTCCATCGTAGTTGACGCCGCTAGGGTCTTGAGCTGCCCTGCGAGGAATAGTAGCCAATTTAGGTGGATTCGTAATGGCGGTGTGAAGATCCAAAATCGTCCTAGTCTTGTTAGAAACGATCAATGGGGCAGGAGGCAAATCCTTCTTCGGAGGAACATAATCCTGCAACCAATCAGCATAGAGCATCTGAATTTGAATGGGCCTTTCGAGCAGTTCCTGAATTTTATTGACCCTCTTACTCGCAAAGATCTCATGATTCCACTCCAGGTAAACTTCAAAACTGGCTTGGTTGACAAAACCAGGTCTGAGCACCTCTATAGTAGGGTTTGAGTCGAGAAATTCTTGTAAGAAACTCAAGTTAGGGCTATTGTACTTGACCAGAGCCCAAGAGGGTTTATTGCGCCTAAAGCAGTCGGCCATCTGTTGCAAACGATTCTTTGGGTTTTCGCACATCTTTCCATTATGAATTCCATCGCAACACGACACATCGTACAGCACACTTGCGCCGCTGGGGAGATTCTCAATCCAGCCACGCCGATACTCTACTCGTTGGGTGTGGTAATGAATGATTTTGACGTCGTCTTCACTCCACTGATCACGCCCCAAGTAAATGATCAACTTGTCAGCAAGTCTCGACAGTTCGGAGGTAGCAGTTCCGGGCTTGTGACCAAAATAATGCAACTCTTTGAAGTGCTTGTCACCCACCAACGGCGTTATCTTGGCTACGAAGTGATTCCCCGTGACCGGGCAAGTGTTGTTGGGTAAATTAAGCAATTTCAAAAACTCTGTGTAACGCTCATGGGTATCCTTATCGCCGTGCAAACCTCCAACCAGTAACCAACTCGAGTAATCCACCCTGACATTAATTGCATGTTTGAGCTGGGGGATAGAGGAAATCCTCTCAATTGTGCCGGGCATGTTATATCTGGAGGCAATTGCCATTTCGGACTGTATGGTGTCGCGTATGTTCGAGATGAACCAAGTCTTGATCCTATTGATTGGCCAAGCCCACCATTTGCGAAAGAACGGAACGTAGAACTCGGATTGATTCATCTGAACGAAAAAACTGGTCATTACTTTTTGAACCCCACGATCCATAGACAATTGAAGGACGAAGTGGCAAAGTAACGGTATCATCCCGTCGTATTCAACTCGTATGCCCTCAGTCAGGGTCCTGTTGAGCATTGAAAATTTTCCTTTGTTCGCGCGAAACCATGTCATGAATATGGACCAGTCGATGACATTATCGGAATTCGGTTTAAAACACAGGCGTTGGAAAACAAATTGTCGAAAGCTTGAAGCCACAGAGGCAGTAACAATCCAGTAGTTCTTAATTCCGTGGCTCCAAAAGAGAAGTGGGTCCAGGAAACAAAAGTAATCAGTTAAACTCCGTAATGGGGTCACAGTGTGAAAATCCTTAGTAGGGATACCAAATCTGAAAGCCCCGTAACCCCACTTGTCATATATCACGTCAGTGGTCAAAGAGTGATCACAACTCCACCAAGCCTCAACTTTGGCATACTCGTGCTCGTAGGGTGAGGAGTTGGAACCATCGATGGTCATACTCATATAAGGGGGGTCATGTTTCCATGCCCACCCCATGTCTGGGTGCGTGATGTCCCGATCAATCGTCAAAGCTTCAAAACAATGGTGCATGCTGGCCAAAAGTATCGGATTATAATCATGAGCGTGAGACTTCATGAGATCATAAATCTCGTTAGGATGAATGTAGAGTATGCTATCTATTGCTAGAATGTAATCAAACGGAAATTTGGGAAGCTTGGATATTGGCATCTTGGCAAAGTGGCCGTAATAATCGTCATCTAGACAAAGATTGTATTCAATAGCCAAAGGTGTAGCATCTGAAGTAGCCTGGGCTGCGTTAGAATCGAGCCTGAGCCGTTGCTTCAAGCCCTGATCTGAGATCTGACAGAAAAACCTTAGGTCCGGTCTAAGATTTTGCAGCCATTTGGCTTCGGAATACGAAGACCCGATCAAGAGGACTCTGGAATTTTGCGTAATCTTCTGCACAAGCAAGTTCTGCAAATAGTTGGTCGCTTCACGGTGCAGAGCATGATCTTGTCTATAGGTCTTAGTGACACAGGGCTGAACGCAAGAGAGGCCTGCCCAATTTCTAAACGCCTCAAAGGTTTTGGGGTTATGGACTTGAGTGGCCTGGTAGGAATTGGAGATGTAGTCTCGCAGGCTTGCTTGTATCAGATTTGCTGCACCTGCCCCTAGATTATTCGGACCGCCCACTCCCTCGGAGTAAAAGGCGTCGACTAAGGTTTGTATATCACCCATTGTGGAGCAATTAACTTTCTCTCTACTGCAAAGAGTCTAACTGAAAACAGAGAGGCACTAAG